TGCAATTCCAATTACGGCCAGCGTGCAGCCAACTTCGGGCGAGGAAATGCTTTCACTTCCTGAAGCACGTCGCAATCGCAAAACTTATTCACTATTCACTTCTACGAAAATCGAATTAATTCACACTGGCGCAAATCCTGATCAGATTGTAATTTATGGCGAGCGTTACGAAATCGTCCAAGTTCAAATTTGGCAAAATAATCCGCCTGTTTTTGGCATTGTTAATCATTATAAATTTTACGCGCAGGCATTGGAAGCAATCCCATAATGATTAATTTTGCAACTCTTAGACTAGCTCTTTATAATTGGGTTGTCAGCGTGGCGCCTTCAGGTATGCCAGTGATTTACTGGCAGCTAAATAGTCCCCGTCCTGCAGTGCCATACATTACTCTATTTATTTCTCAGATAACAGCAGTCAATCAAGACTGGTCATCTGGCGTTACAGACGTTAACGGCGCAATCGCAATGAAAGGCGATCGCCAATTCACATTAGAGATTCAGGCTTACGGCGCAGATCCAATGCAACTAATCGAAAATATTAGAACATCATTGCAAAAGCAGTCTGTATTAGATACTCTACGAGCAAATGGGATCGCTTTCTACTCATCATTGACAATTAACGACATTACCGAGCTTGTCGACTCGCAATACGAACGCAGAGCGCATTTAGACGTGCTATTCGGCATTGGCCAAGTTTACGTAGACAGCCCGGGCTTCTTTGATCATATAGAATTAACTGAAGAATTTATTGATCAAGTTGCTACAGTAATTTATAATGAAACTTTTTTAATTCCTGATCCTTAGGAGTCCTATTATGCCTTTAAATGATATTGTCAACGTAGTTATCACGCGTCAGACTCAGACAGTCACAGAAGCCGGCTTCGGAATTCCTATGATTTTAGGAACGAGTGTCCGTTTTACTGATTTAATTAGATTTTATTCAAACATGGATGAAGTTGCGCTTGACTTCTCTCCTACAGACCCTGAATACGTTGCAGCACAGGACATTTTTTCACAAGTTATCTCACCTGAGCAAATCGCTATCGGTCGCAGGATGGTTAATGATCTAGGCATTCTCGTAGAAACACCGATGCCAGGAGAAGACTATATTTTTACTGTTAATGGGAATGAAATATCTATTCCTGTGACATCAAGCGCGACTTTTTCAGTTGTCGAGTTAAACGCTGATCTTGTGCCCGAAAATCGCATAGCTGTTTCAGTGAATGGAACCAATGTAGGCACAACAACAGCAATAATTAATTTTGATGACGATTTTAATGCTGGCAATGTAATTACTCCTCGCGTTGATGGAGTTGATTTAACAGCTATTAATTTCACTACAGATCAAGTTACAACAATTGGACTTGTTAGAGCTGCTCTTCAAACAGCTAGCGCAGGCGGAACAGCAACACTCACAGGGCCTAATCAAATTACTGTTGTCTTCGGAGCTGCTGGAGATCATACGGTTGATTCAGTTCTAACAGCAGGTGGAACTCCTGTGATTGCAACGATTGATCAAGGCGGTTTTGTTTTTACGGCTAGCCATGAAAATACGATGGAGATAATTAGAAGTGCTGTGGCTGGAGTTTCTGGAGTTCAATCAGCATTTCTTTCTGGATTAAATGACAGAGTTCTAACTGTCATAGGTCCTCCAAATACAACCGTTACAGTTAATAATTTCACTGTTACCGGTGGAAATACTCAGCCAGTCGCGACAATAACACAGCCTCAGCAGCCTCTAACAGCCGCTCAAGTAGCTACTCAAATTGTTACAGCGTTAAACAATGTTCCCACTACTGATCCAACATTTCCTATTTCTGCTAGTACTAGCGGTAACGGAATTATCAATATAACAAATTTATTTCCTGGCGATCCTTACAGCTTAAGAACATCAACAAGCATTAAAAATCCTAACAATGCACGTGTTAGAATTACTCAAGTTGCACCGAATCAGGCTTACAATATTACGTTAAATGGAATCCCCTATACATATACTTCAAGTAATTTAGTGCAAAACGCTGATGAGATTGTAAATGGTCTTGTAGCGGAAATCAATAGAGCGCCTCAGCTTGTTGATGTCACAGCAGAAAACGTGGGCCAAGGTGTTTTAAACATAGAGTCCGGGGGAATTGTTTCCACATTCTCGCTTAGTGTAACACCCGATGTGATGGAAACCCAAATTGGTTTAATTCAGCTCCCGCTTGTAGCGGTTAATCCGGTTGGTGACGACCTAACAGCGATCAACAACGCAAACAACACATGGTATGCCCTGATCGCTACAGATAGAACGCCGAGCACTGTTAAATTAATCGCGGATTGGGTAGAGACTAGAATTAAATTATTTGGCACGGCTTCAGCAGATCCAGTTATTATCAACTCCCCTGCTGGTACAGATACAACAAGCATTGCAGCAATTCTTAATCAAGCGGGTTACGTTAGAACTTTTGTGATGTACCATCAAGATGCTAATTTTGATTATCCGGAAGCAGCATGGTTTGGCCGTGTGTTACCTCTAGAGCCAGGCTCTGAGACATGGAAATTTAAAACATTAAATACTATCTCTTATAGCAATTTGACAACGACACAGAGTAATAACGCGTTAGCTAAACGCGCTAATACTTATGAATTCGTGGCAGGCGTTGGCATCACAGCTAATGGAACAGTGGCACAAGGTGAGTACATTGACATTGTACGAGGAATTGACTGGCTAACTGCTCGAATTCAAGAGTATGTTTTTACTACGCTCGTAAATGTTCCGAAAATTCCTTATACAAACGCAGGTATCGCAGTCATTCAAGCGCAAGTTTTACGCGCTCTTGAACTGGGCATTTCTAATCAGTTTATCTCTGATGATCCTGCACCTACTGTAACTGTTCCTCTTGCTGAAGACGTTCCGCCTGCTGATAAAGCTAACAGAATTTTACGAAATGTCCGCTTTCAAGCTACTCTAAGCGGTGCCATTCATGCAGTTCGCATATTTGGTAACCTAAGTGTTTAAATAATTATTAATGGTATGTAAAGCGGATTTACATTAGGAGAATTCTACATGGCTGTAAGCACGTTTAACCCGAAAGACGTTATTATTGTAGTTGGCGGAGTACCTATTAGCGGTTATGCTGATGGTACTTTTCTAGAAATTACTCAAGACGTCCAGCAATTTACTAAAACGACAGGCGCGGACGGTTACACAACGCGCGTTAAATCAAATAACTACGGCGCTACCGCAACAATTACGCTTGCGCAGTCGTCTCCATCTAACGATGTATTATCAGCATTAGCAGCAGCAGACAGGCTAACAAGTACAGGAGTTTTTCCGATTCTTATCAAAGACATGAGCGGGTCTACAATCATTTTTGCCGGCACTGCATGGATTCAGCAAATACCTGATGCCACTTTTGGCAATGAAATTAACACGCGCGCGTGGATAATTGAGATGGCGGAGGCAGATACGTTTCTAGGCGGTAACGGAGTAACAAACTAATGATTCAAGCTAAAGACAAAGTCATTGCAGGCAATAATTACACAGTTACACAGATGACAGCGCGTAAAGCGTTGGCAATGCAAGCAAAGTTAATGAAACTACTAGGGCCCAGCGCAGGCGTCATGCTCTCGCAGTCCGGAAAATCAATTTCAGAAGCAGAGCAATGTTTGCCTCAAGCAATTCTAATGCTAGTCAATCAGCTTGATGAGCGTAGCTTTGATTCTCTAGTTACTGAGCTAATGCAGGGAGTTCGCAAAGACAATTTTGAACTAACACCGCAAGTTTTAGACATGGAATTCGCGGGAAAACTCAACACGCTATTTTTAGTGCTTCAATTCGTTCTTGAGGTAAATTTCGGAGATTTTTTTCTCCCCGGCGGTATTTTACACGGCATATTCAATCAACAAACAGAAATACCGCCAGCCTCGAAAATCGAATAGATGATTCATTAAAAAATGAAATGATTATCTGGACTCTAGTAACTGAAAAAATAGCGACGCTTCAAGAAATAGAAACACACTGGAGCCTTGACGATTTATTTAGAGCGCATGACACATTAGAGATAAAAGCAGCATTCATAGAAGAGCAAAGAAAATCGATGCTAGCAAAAAATCAGAAAACAAAAAATAGGTAGCACTGTGTCAATTGTCCGCAGTTTATTAGTTAGAATCGGCTTTATAACTGATAAAAAGGGAGTAAACTCGGCTAATACTGCTATTAAAGGAATTACTAGAAATTTTACGCTTGCAGCTACAGCAGCTACATTTCTAGCAAGAAAAGTTTTTTCTTTTTTCAATGATGTTGCTCAGGCTAGCCTTGAAGCGGACGGACTTGCGCGAACTCTTGGAATTTCAATTGAACAGCTTAATGCATTGAATAAAGGATTTAAGAAATTTGATTTTAATGATGCTCAAATTAATGCTGTTTTAAGAAATGTAAACAAAAGATTTAATGAATTTAGAATAGGCGCAATCAACGACATTGAATTAGTAGCGTCAGGATTAGATTTTGAAGTTAATAGAAATACAGGTCCTTTAAAGTTTTTAAAAGATTATTTAATAGCTTTAGGTGATGTTGGTTCAGAAACAGAAAGAATTAGGATTGCTACTGTTGATTTTGGTGAAGAAATTGGACCCTTGCTCTCTAATCTCTCACAAGATGTCAACGGACTTGATACAGCAATTACAAAAGCTTTTACAGAAAATCATGATTTGTCAGAATCAACAGAATCCCTAAAATTGTATAGGCAGTCTGTAAATGAACTAAATGAAGCATGGGATAATTTTATTATTTCTTTGTCAGGCAATGTTATTCCTGCATTAACAATATTATTAAAATATTTAACTGGTATTTCTGATGTTGTATCAGGCATTTTAAGGTTAGATGGAACAGCTATAAGCAAAGGTGTTAATAAAATTAGCGCTGCATTTGATCCAATATTTGAGGGGACAATTTTAGGGAGAACATCTGACTATTTTAAAAGTTTTTTTGGTGGAAAATCTTTGTTTAATGCAGTTACTGACCCTGATGCTTTAAAAAGATTTTCAGATTATGCAGAAAATAAAGAAGGTTATCAATATTCAGGCTTTTTCAATCCCGCTTTATCAGCAAATTCAATGGGTGTTACTAATAACATTGAAATAAATGTACCGCCGGGGACTAATTTAGATCAGTCAGAAGGTATAGCAGGAATAGTTACGGACGCTCTTAGAGAGTTTGTTTGGAATTTATTTAGTCAAATCCAAAACGATAACCCGCAGGTCGAATAATGGTTTTATCGTTATTGTTCGGCAAGAAATACGCTCAAAGTAATGTAGGAGGGATCTTTCTAGATGCAACAATTTCTGAGGAGCATATTTATAATTCGAGGGTTACGAGCTATCCGGTAGAAGACGGTCGCATTATTTCTGATCACGTCATTAATGAACCTGAGACATTGCAAATAACTGGAATTGTTAGCGACACTCCCCTTTCTATACTAGCGCCTTTCAATAGATCTGTAGACGCATTTAATCGACTTGTACGCCTTCACACTAACAGAGAGCGCATAACCGTAGTTACAGGCATAAAAGTCTATACTGACATGATTATGACAGCGTTGCAAGTGCCAAGAAATATGCAGACAGGGCAAAGCCTCACATTTATTATTGATTTGCAAAAAGTTTTTATTGATACATCAGTTAGGCTATTACTAAATGAGAATGATCCCTTTTCAAAAGCGCAGGACAAAATACCGCGTGACATTGTCGCAGAAACTAATAATTTTCCTTTCATGCGCAATGACCCTCCTACTACGCTCAAAGATCAAGCGAGCTCAGCAGTAGATGCAGGTATACAGAATTTGGAGCCTGTTCCTGGCGGGCTCTATGAGCGATTAACACAGCTTTGGAAAAATATTGTCGATTACACTGAGAATAGGCAGCCATAATGCAAATAATTCCTTTTAAAGATCATAGCGCATGGCGTGAGCAAATTCAGTTATCAGGCGTAATCTATTTTCTAAATTTCACATGGAATGCGCTAAATGAATTTTGGACAATGGATGTTTTAGACAGTAACGAAGTTCCGCTAGTCGTAGGCATTAAAATAGTCGTTAATCTTAGCCTTCTTAGCATGTATAGTGTTTTCGGGCTGCCCGAAGGCGACATAGTTTGTCAAAATATTGTCGGTGCAAGCGATTTTATCGGACGCTTTGATATGTCTCAAAAGTTTTTGCTTTTGTATTACGAAGATGGCGAGATTCAAGAATTAGAAGCGCTTGAGGCAGCTAATGCAGTTTGATAGAGTTATTAACGCGCAAGTTCGTCTGAGAGACCCCCAAAGTTTTAAATACAATGGTTTACTTTCAATCGATAATTTGCGCATGACTTTTTCAGTCTATAAAAGTAGATCAAGCTCGACAAACACATGTAATTTTAAAGTTTACAATTTGAGCGCAGACAAACGGAATCGATTAGCGCTTTACGGTGATCAGGTAAGAGTTTCTGCAGGATACCGCAATGCAAGTGGCCCGCAGGTTCTATTTATCGGTGACACAACGCAAGTTTCACACATGTTTGCCGAGCCTGAAATAATCACATCTCTGGACTGCGCAGACGGTGACAAAACAGTAAATAACACACTTATTAGCATCTCATACGCGGGTGAAACAAGCGCTAGAAGCGTTGTTGAAGACATAGCAAAGCGCATGGAGCTTAATATTGTTAGGTTCTCTCCTACTGAAAATTACACATATACACACGGTTTTTCATTCGCTGGCCTAGCAATTGATGGTCTTAAGATTGTATGCGATTATTTAAATTTAATTCCTACAGTACAAAACGGCGATCTTTACATTTTAGACTACAATTTAGGAACTTTAAAATTGCCATTCGACATTAATGCAGATACTGGCATGATCGGCACGCCTGAGCGTTTCACAGATAAAAACCAATATCTCTATAGACCATTGCCGAAAAACGCTAAAGCAGAGCCGGGAT